TAGTTTTGTTTTTAATGCCATAATTTATGTGACTCATTAGTCCATCATATAATTCTTGTTTCCAATCAAAATTGCCACCTGATACCTTAATATCCCAACCAGGCTTATTGAATTTAGGTAACTTGTGCCTAACATTCAAATGTATTCTAGGTTTGCCACCAAAATTACATGCAACATGTCTTACTCCTGTGTTCATGTTCCAAACTTGTCCATCTACTGGCAAGTGATACATATGCAACTTATCTAAATCAATTAAATAACAATCTGGATTAGTAGTTATAGCTAAATGAATCCTATCATCTGGGTCAGTGTGCGCTGTATAAGTTTCACCAGATTCTAATATTAACAGTCTTGCTTCTCCCATATCACCTAAATCATTTAAGAATTTACCAATAGGAGTATTTTCAAATTCAGGTAAAACTTTATAGTTGCCCGAAAGTAAATTGCCTTCGGTATAATTTAAAGGTTTTCTTTTAAAATCAAAGTCCATTGATTCTATTTGATCAATAATTTCTTGAATATTATTAATTTTATGTAATTTGTCAAGCATGATGATATTTATAAATAAATCTATGGAAGAATATAATATTAATGGAGTTAGTATTCCATTTAGTGAAAAATGGGCTAGAATAGCAGTGAGTCTTAGTGGCGGTGCAGATAGCGCATTATTATTATTTTTGTTATGTACATTAGCAAAAGAAATAAATCCAAAACTAAGCATACATGTTATTTCTCACACTAGAATGTGGAAGTCACGCCCTTGGCAAGAATACGATAGTCTAAGGGTATATAACTATATACAAAATAAATTTAATTTTTTTAATTGGTATAGGCACACTAATTTTATAGCGCCTGATATAGAGTATGGAAATACAGGTCCTACTATACAAGATGAATATGGTAAAATGGTAAGCGGTGACAATGCGCAAATTCGTTCATACGGAGAATATATTTGTCATCGTGATAAAATTAATGCTTATTATAACGCAGTGACACGTAATCCTAAAACAGACAAGATAATAGGTATGATTGAACGTGATATAGATGCCACTGAAGATAACCAACATTTACGAATAATGAAACACATGCACGGATATGCAATACACCCATTTAGATTTATAGAAAAAAATTGGGTTATAAACCAGTATAAAATTTTTAATATTATGGATTTATTTAATATAACAAGAAGTTGTGAGGGTGAATTTGAAAACATAAATTATCTTAATTATAGACAAGGAGATTTTGTACCCATATGCGGTGAATGTTTTTGGTGTCTAGAAAGAGATTGGGCAATTAAAAATGCATAATAGTAAAACGTTTTGTATGCATCCTTTTACAGGTTTAGCCACAAGAGAAGATGGTGCTATTAAAGTTTGTTGTCGTAGTCATCCAATAGGGTTTATTCAAAAAGAAAGCCTAGAAGATATTTGGAACAATCAAACTATGCGTAGAATACGTCATCAAGTATTAAATGATGAGCGTCCACCTGAATGCGAACCTTGTTTTAGTCTAGAGGATCAGGGTGTAGAAAGTCTTAGACAACGACATATAAAAGGTATTATACCCGAAGCACGTATCAATCTATACCCAAATGCATTAGATAGTTTAAGTGAAGATAATACGATGCCATTTGAATTTCCCACAATGGAAATTAAATTGAATAATCTGTGTAATCTTAAATGTAGAATGTGTCATCCAATGGATAGTACAAGTTGGAATGATTGGAACGAAGTTGAAGAATTCTATATAAAAGAAAATAACTTCTTACCGAAAAAGATACATGATTTAAATTTATTAAATAAACCATACTTAAAAGAATTTGACGATAACCCTAATTGGTGGAATAGTTTTGAGAAAGTTATCCCATATTTTCGTAGAGCAGAATTTGCAGGTGGCGAGCCACTAATGGATCCTCAGCATTATAAAATACTTGATATGCTTATTCCATACGGAGATCAAATAGAAATTAAGTATGCTACTAACTTGAGCATGTTAGGGAAGAGTAATAGAAACATATTTGATTATTGGCCTAAATTTAAATCAGTTGCAGTTAACGTATCAATAGATGGTATAGGTGATAGCTACGAATATATTAGAGGCAACGCAAGCTGGAGTGAATTGATTCACAATATAAAGCAAATACAAACAATGCCCAACATAAGTAGAATCGTTGGTGCAGTAGCAGTACAAGTTAGCAATGCACTAGTGTTAGATAAAATGATAAAATACTTTTTGGATGATTTAGGCATTGTGTTTTACACTAACATGGTTAAGTACCCTAACGTGTTGAGTATACAAACATTACCAACTGAATTAAAGAATGTAGTTTACAATAAATTACGAATGGTTCAACGTGAATTACCATCGTATAGATTAGTTAAAGAACATCCAAAATTATTAGGTATCACTGATGAACAGATTAATGGCATCATTAATTTTATGTTCGCAAAAGATGAACATCATATATGGCCTGACACCGTAGAATTTAATCGTAGATTAGATGCAAGTAGAAACAACAGAACATTTGTTGAAGTAACACCTGAATTTAAAAACTTTATATGAAAGAATTTTATCATAACAAAATAGGTTACAACACTGCAGTAATTAGTTGCAAAAAACAAGATATATTTTTTGATTTACATTATCATTTATATGATAATCCCATACAACACATTTGGCAAAAAATGCACTTTATCAACGATAAGGGTTTAAAGGTCTGTAACTTTAACTTAATACCATTTAAAGATTTAGTTGATGAATTAACTAAATGTTGCATTGAAGTAAATGCAGAATTGCCACCAAAACAAATAGATCAATTTTATTTAAACAGGTTACATAATAGTTTTGTGCCTAACTATGATAATAAAGTTTGGGACAGAATAAATGATTTAATACATGCTATAGAAAGCAAATTAAATAATCCTTTTCATGAATATGATGCAAGTTTAACTTTAAATTTAGTAGAAGAACAATTTGTTCCTATTAGCGAAGAATATAAAATTTTTTTAGACACTGACATTAAATGGGGAAGATTAAATTTAGGTTATGGAACATTGGGAAAAGATTGGTTAAACATTGCTAAGAACAATGACACGCTGGATGATTTATCAATACAAAATACAATAAATTCTGAAACATTAATGTCTTTTTGTGTAGAACCAGGAATACCTCTAGTTGACGAAATTAAATTTTATAATTGGGCTTTGAATTCATCATTGTCTATTCCAAAAAATAATTTAAATGCTTTGAGTTTAGGAAAATACCCGTTAGGTCAAATAATTATAACTGACGTATTATTGGATTTTCATAATATAGCAAGTGATTGGTATGTTCCAAATCATCAATGTAAATTACTTTGGAATAAACATTTTTTTAATAATACAGTAAATATTTTAGAAATTAGTTTTAAAAATACTGACATGTTATATGAAACTTACATCAGAGATTCGGGAGCAAAAGGAATTTTAAATGTATAAAGTAACAAGCGCATATACTCATCAACACATGATGAAAGTAGAATGGAATATAGGGAAACGATGCAACTATGATTGTGAGTATTGCCCGTCACTTATTCATGATAACTTCAGCTCACACACTGATATTGAAATACTTAAAGCCGCAGTAGATAAACTACCCAGTAATGCAAGAATAAGCTTTACTGGTGGAGAGCCAACGGTTCACCCTAACTTTGAAGAATTGATAAGCTATTGCGTTAAACGTGACAAGAGTTGGATAAATGTAACTACAAATGGAACTAGAACGTCACTTTATTATCTAAGACTACCTGTACATCATATAGTTTTTAGTCTACACTTTGAAAAAGATTGGGATAGAGTTTTAAACACTATTTTAAATTATGCATCATGTGATGCAGAACCCGGTATGCGTAAACCTTGTATGATTAATATTATGGCCCATCCTGACAAGATGACTGAAGTAAGAAATGCAACAAGAAAATTAGATGGTTATAATATTCCTTATGCTATCCGTAGAATTCGTTGGACTAATGACGATCACAACTTATTTGATGATATGCGGTATGAACAGACTGATTTAGATTGGATACTAAGTAAAGATGCTACAGTAGCCCCTAATTGCATCATTGACAATCGTGAAAAGATGCACGCCAATGATGTTATTAAGTTCCATAAAAACAAGTTTAAAGGCTGGGCTTGCACTGCTGGATTAGAAAGCTTGATGATTAACTGGGACGGTGAAGTGCATCGTGCTACTTGTAGAGTAGGTGGAAGTTTGGGAAATATTTATAAAGGTACTTTTAACTTACCAGAAACATCTATTATCTGCACAAGAGACTACTGTACTTGTGCAGCAGATATACCACTTACGAAAGTAAATGTGCAAGCTCTGGGAAGGTCTGAGAAAAATTTGTATTTCGGATCTGATCCAGATTTGTAATGTACTCAGAAAAATCAGGTAATAAATTACTGTGATCTTCCGCTTCTAAGAAACTTAAGATAGCCTGCCATCGCTTCCATCCATATGGGTTTACTTGCCAAAAATTGTCGTCTTGTGTATAATTTGTCCATAACCAATCCTTAAAATCTAATAACATACGTCTTACTTCAGCCTTATCTTCTACTGGAAGAATTCGTGCTGACAAGAATGTTGGGATATAAACTAGATGTAGATTAATCAATCCACCTCCCGCTTCATACTCATCAATCTTGTACCTATTAATTTTTTTATAGTTTTTGCTGAGTTTCCACTTAGCAAAATCTATTATGTGTTTTATGTTTAAAACCTGTACTGCACATGCTATACTAACGTGAATGTTGTCAGGAGTACAATCTAATAGTTCCAAACTACGTTCTATGTCATTCCAATCTGTTGGGTAACGAATGTATTCATTTCTTTCAAATATGCCATCTATACTGAATGCATACTTGACCTCTTTGAATTGACTCCAAACACTAATAATATCTTCATTCACATAGATACCATTACTATTGTATCGTAGACTGATTTGTTTGTTATACCCACGCTTGATAATCTCATCTAAGAATCTACGATGTTCTTTAATCATTAGTGGCTCGCCACCTGCAAAGTATAATTGCTTTATATTTGGAATCTGACTATATATTTCATTCCAAAATTCTTCACTCTCATACCAATTATTATTGAATAATTTACTATCAAATTCTATATTTTTTATAACAACATTGCTTTTGGTATTACTGACTAGTTTTTCATAGTCCTGCATCCATCGACTGCTATCATGTGGGCTACACATAACACATTTTAGATTACATGTATTACCCAAACGTAAATCAAAATAGCGAATGATAGGTGGTATAGTTCCATTAGTATCAGTCGAACGTATAAGTTCAGAAAAATCAAGCTCATCTTTCCAGTAATAAAGTTCCCATAATCTTTTGCTAACTACACCATTGCTTTCTTCTTCAAAGCATTTAGTGCAACTAGCGGGAATCTGTCCGTCTAACATAGTTGTACGAACATTACGCATGTATCTATTGTTGAATGCGTCTTTAATTGAGTCTATACCATAATTTGCAGGCTTAGAATTGTTACCTTTGACTAAACCAACCATGTAATCACCGGTGGCAGCACCACTAGCATTTGCGCCGCAGCATAAACGAGCGTCTCCGTTTGGTCTTGTTGCAACATGTAACCAAGGCAATACACAAAATGTAGGTGTGCCTGTTTTTTCTTCTATTAGTTTGATAAAAGTTTTGACGCGGTCAGACATGTTAAATACTTATCTTATGAGACACTTAGGGAATTTTAAAGATTGGGTAAAACCACACATCTTAGACAAAATACTTACTACTGACGGTCAAGTTAGACCGGGCGCAGAAGAAAACGAATCAAGCAAACAACAATACAACGAATGGAATCTAACTGAGGCTGCGGGTGCAAAGTTTTATTTCTATAGTAAATTTGAAGAAATGCATGATATTGAATTACCAATAAATAATTCAGGAAATTTAAATTGGTGGTTCGTTAAATTAAACCCTACATATACGTTCCCATTACATCAAGACACATTCAAAGATGATAGCGGGTCAGTACGTAGATTGTGGATCCCATATCAAGATTACATACCAGGTCATATTTTCATATATAAAGATTTCTTCATAAAAGATTACAAGGCAGGTGATATATTTGAGTTTGATGATCCATTGGCATTACACGGTAGTGCTAACTTAAGTTCTATTCCAAAAGTTAGTTTACAAATAGTTGAATATGTTTAAGGCTGTAATTTTTAGTTTAGAGGAACATCATCCATACAGAAGTTTGGGTGCCCATAGAATTGCTTCTTTTCTAAGACAATATGGTTGGGATATTGAAGTAGTCAATTACGCTAATCATTTTTCTTTAGATGAATTGCAAACTATTTTTAAACAACGATATAATGAAAATTTAAAATTCATCGGTGCAAGCTGTAATTTTGGTACATTCTCAGAAGGTTTTGACATTTACTGTAAGTGGGTAAAAGAAAATTTCCCTCATGTGAAAATTTTAGTTGGTGGTCAATATCTACCTGAAATAATGACAAAGGCAGCAGACTACTTTGTTACAGGTTATGGTGAGAACGCTATGTTAGCATTATTAAAATATTTGTTTAGTAATGGTCCATCAGTTAGATTTAACATAATAAAAGGCAAGAAGGTTATAGACGGCACAGCATTTTATCCAAGTGCTCCTATGAAATCATTGTATGTTGAGTATGAACCAAGAGATTATTTAATTCCTGAAGAATGGACAGGAGTAGAAATGTCAAGAGGGTGTAAATTTGAATGTCCTTATTGCAACTTTCCTATATTAGGTGTAAAGGGTGATTACACAAGAGATGCGGAAGATTATAAATTACAATTACAAAAAAACTATGATTTATACGGTATAAACAAATACCTTGTTGCGGATGAAACCTTTAACGACACAACAGAAAAAATTATAAAGTTTGCCGACGTTACTGAAACATTGTCATTTACGCCCTACTTATCAGGTTTCATAAGAGCAGACCTGTTAGTGCTTAGAAAACAAGATAGAGAACATTTAGCCAGAATGAGATTTTTAGGACATTTTTACGGTGTTGAAAGTATGAATCAAGAAACATCAAAGGTTATAGGTAAAGGAATTAAAACAGAAAGATTACAGGATGGACTCCTTGAAGTTAATGAATATTATAAAAGTTTAGGTTTGCCCTTCAGATCAACCATAGCTTTAGTGGTTGGGTTACCAAAAGAAACAGTACAATCACAAACTGATACTTTTGAATGGTTACAAAAATATTGGTTGCCAAATCAAAGTACATTAACTTGGGGATTAGAAATTCCTGCGCCAGGCAGTACGTCATTAAAACCCAGTAAAATGTCAATGGATTTACCAAAGTACGGATACAAAATGCAAGGCATGGAAGCTGCTGACAAAAATTGGGGCGATTTTCACACCCTTTATAATAACACCATTGCATGGGAAAATGAAAATTTTACTCATATCACTGCTAAAGAAATGGCTAATGAATTTTTCATGAATGTTAAAGAAACAAATTTAATTAATAATTTTGGTTTAAGTCAGCTTTTGCTCTCGCCCGAAGAAGCTATTGAAAAGAGAGTTTTAAATCATGAAGAAGCTGACGGTGAAATTTGGCTTAAAAGATTAAAAAATTTAAATAGATACAAGTATTTAAAATTAAATTAATAAAATGCTAAATGATCAATACCAATTTTCTTTCTAAATTCTTCCGTAAATATACCATCAATTCTTAAACTATAAGTTTGTTTATGTGTGCGTCCACCTGCATGCCAATCGTGATCATTAAAAAATGTAGCACAACTTTCTACGGTAACTTTCTCATCAAGTTGACGATCCCAAATATAAAAGGGTTTATCTAAGTTAGGTCTGATATGAATGAATTCGTGCCGATGGTCAAAATAATCGTTTTCGTCGGGGTATATTAAGTCACGATGCAATGGCATGTAACAATCATGTTCAGCCTTAAAGAAAATAATTCTACCCAAATGTTTGAACACACCTGAAGTAACTAAGTTTTCTAACCAACTTTTTAATTCAGGAAAGTATTGAACATCGGGAGTCCAACTCTTTTCTTCAAAACGACTATCCCAGCCACCCGCTTCAGTCTTTAGGAAAACAAACTGATATGCATCGTAAGCACCCATTGCTAACTTGAGGAATAATATAAACTTATCACGGTTTTCATATTCCCCAATTTCTCTACCAATAACCCGAATCTCATGATCCTCTGGAAGATTATGATATTCTTCTAATACTTGGAATATTGGCTTGAATGGAACTTGATAAGCGTTATCAAACCCACCCGGTTGTACCATGTTGCCTTCTTTCTTATGTTCCGCATATACGATACCTTTACAGATTTTATTGTGCAACAGCTTAAAACCTGCTACGTCGATATGATCATCTAATTTAATATAAGGATTGCCTCCAATGCCTCTTATCATTTTGTTCTCCTACAGGTATTTATTGCTAAATATTCTTGGAGAAAAATATGGACTTTAGTAATTGGAACTACTTATATAATTGGGATGGCAAACAATGGCACAGAGCCAATTTAGTTTACACGCCATACGTCAGTTCGGATAAAAAAACATTATGTATGAGTTTTAATCGTGACAGAAATTATCATACTAACGATCAAGAAAATGATGTATGGAGTCAAGAACTACTCACTGAAAGATTTTTACGTGAGATGAAATTTTATGGAATTGCGTCAAAGAACAATATACCAACACTGAAAATTATTGACACAGATGAAATTAAAAGACATATATTTTTAGAATGGTATGGTGAAGATTTCTTTATGCAAGGAAATGAGGTACTTCCTAACTGGAAGGAACAATGGTTGCAGCGTATAAACGAAATGTGGGCTGCGAATATTTACAAATTTAGCCTGCACCCAAACAGTTGGGTCGCACACGATGGAGTATTGATTCCGTTCAATTGGTTTTTTAGTTTTGACAAAAATGAAACTATAATTATCAAAGATTTTTTGATTCAAATAAGTTCAGAGCGTCAAGAAAAAATGCAAGAATTTTTAAAAAGTTTAGGATTTGATATGGACTCCTCATATGATCCTGTAATACTACAAGCATTAGCCTTTAATAGTTTTAGAGCTAATTATCCAGAAGAATTAATTAACGAGGCACTAAAAAGAAATGCCCTTCTACAACAAAATAGTTAATTTAGATATTGAAAACAGTAGCATATGCAATGCAAACTGTCCACAATGTACACGTGAATTGTATGGCAGTGATCATAGTTGGTTCAACGAAACTTATCTTACTACTGAGTTCTTTGATAGAATACCAAATGAAATTTACACAGGATTAGAAAAAATATTGTTTAGCGGAACAATGGGAGATCCATGTGCAGCACCTAATTTTATTGAAGTAATAAAGAAAGTTAGATCAAAGACAAAAGCTTTAATTAAAATTAGCACCAACGGTGGAATGAAAAATTCTTCATTTTGGACTCAACTTGCAGAAGCATTAGGTCCTAATAGTGAAGTAGTATTTGCTATTGATGGATTAGAAGATACTAATCATATCTATCGTGTAAATGTAAATTATGATAAGGTAATGAAAAATTCTGCTGCGTTTATTAATGCAGGCGGAATAGCAGTATGGAAGTTTATTGCATTTAGACACAACCAACACCAAGTAGAACAAACGAGAGAAAAATCAATAGAATTAGGTTTTATTAGATTTGAAACAATCCGTAGTCATAGATTTATCACTGATAACATATTAGGTAGACAGTTCTATGGGTCAGATGGTACATTAATTGAACCTCCCAAAGACGATACATTAAAACATGAGGTATTATTTCAACCGTTAGTTCGTGTAGATGACTGGTTGAAGCAAAGCGAAGATAAACCCATTGATTGTTTTGCACAATTTAATAAATCAATTTATATTGACAGTCAAGGTAATCTGTATCCTTGTTGTTTTTTGGGTTCATATAATTATGCTAAAAAACCATTAAATTTAATTGACGGTTGGGACGATTTGTATGAAGAATATAAAAACTCAATTAATCTATACAATGCTGATTGGTATAGCATAATTGATAGTGAGTTTTATGACAAAATACAACAAAGCTGGGATGGTCGCAAGTATAGTGAGGGGCGCATCGCAACCTGCGCTGCTAACTGTGGGGATTTTGAAGGTAGATTAAATGATCCAAAAAAAAGTATTTAAGTTTTAAAGAGCTTTTCCGATAATCATATAACGATCATATAATGGTAATTCCAACTTACCTGACCAATAAACATCTAGATGACTTTGCTCTATAAATTCTTCTAAACTGTCTGCTGTACGAATGTGTTCATGTATATTGTAATTGTTGCTTTGTAGTACAATCAGACTATTATATGGTAAACCAGTTAACCATTGTTCATATTGATCCTGAGTAATATGCTCACAACTAGTATTAATTGCAACATCTGCGTCACTGCGTAGATTACACATATCTGCTGTAACTGCATGAAAACGACCAGCAATGTGTTCAAGCTTATTCATCGTAGTCGCAGTAGATTCGCATTTAGGATCAATATCAATACTGCGAATTGATTTTACTGGGTAGGGTGCATGAAACAACATGCTAGCAAGCACACCGTTCCAACCACCAAATATGTCAATAGTTACAGGCTTACCAACATATACGCCTAAGTTTTTAATTAACCATTCTTTGCTGCGAAGTTGGCCCTTCCAAAAACTTTCTAATGTTCGCAATGGATCATTGCTATTACGAATAGCATCCATCCAAAACATTATATGTTCTAAGTCTATTTGCATTTTGGTATTTTACTGTCTGCGCTGCTTACACATCTCTCTGTTATACAAGTTACAGGATTACCAAACAAACCAAAACCTTTATCCAGTGTGCCTAGTTTAACATCACGACAACTGTAACCACGCTTAACTTCATTGCCACGAATTATAACACTTTGATAGCCGCTATTGCAATGCCAATTGGTAAATTGGTTGAAACCAAATGCATTAAATCTTTCGGCTTGATCAAATTTATATTCTGTATTATCAGCATCGTATAAACGTATTTGGTACAATTCTTGTTCATTAACTTTTTGAGGGAATCCGTTTTGCATTATGTCAATCATGTCAGTTGTATATCCATCTACTATGGCGTTTGCACTTTCATTGCTCTGTGGTTTTAATGTAACATTAATGCCTTTATCTGCAAATCGTTGACACCTTTCATACAACTCATAGAACTGATTAGGAACCATAACTTGATTAATAGTCACATAAACATTTTCACCCATTAAGAATAAACATTTTTCTGCAAACTCATTCTCATTTGCAAATTCACTATGATAACTTGCAGTTATGGATCTGCGTTGAAGAAGGTCGGTGTTGCTACACCATTTACTCCACCACTTCTTACTAGGACTTAAATTAGTAGTCATATGAATACTTTGATATGGGGTGATCCCATCTTCTAAATGTTTTATTAGTTCTAGTAAATTCTTGTAAGCAGTAGGCTCTCCGCCACTGAATGACCAATGAAAGTCAGTAAATTTATTTTGCCTTGCTTGTAGTTTAATTTGATCTATTGCGTGTTTGTAAATGTCCAACGATTGATAATCAGGTGTGTCAGAGTTCGCATAGGGCCAACAATAACTGCATTTGTAATTACAGAACCTTCCTAATATCCAACTTACAGAAAAAAGAGGATGTTCCAGCATTGTGTGCTGCCCAAACCTTACTATTTTCTCAAATGGTATTTGCATAAAATTGTTCTATATCTTCCTTACTTGTGACTGCTAAAAATTCTTCTGCACTGCGTTTTGGGGGAACATAGTTCTTTTTGATTTCTATACTTTCGTTACTACTTAAAACATCATGTACATATTTGCTATTAAATGTTTTTCCTAATATGTCACATTCTGATTGTAAATTACTTGATGCTATTCTGCTATAAACTTCAAATATTTCATCTAATTGGCTAAAGTCATTTAGTACTCTTATGTCATACCCTCTAAGTAATAAAAATGCTCCTAACCTTGCACCATATATTGCCCATAATCCATTCTTAACGTCACTGCCTAAATGCATCCAATTATAAAGTCTTTCACGGTTACGCCAATCCATCTTTTCAAAATCTTTTTGTCCACTATCTAGTAACTTCATACCATCTCTAAAGCCTGCACGAAATGCTTGTTGTGGACTTTGATTTATAATTGTTTCACTGCCAATCCTGTTTAATTCTAGGTATTTATCAAGTTGAAAATCAACGCTATCACCTGCTTCATGTGTACGCATTTCTTTTAATAAATGTACAGGCCAACACTTAATACCACCATTGCCATAGCAATTGTTGTTTACAGGATTAAAGCTACTATAACTGAAAACATAATCAGTCCAATCAAAATGTGGTTTGGTATAAACATTAAAGCGAAAAAAATTTGTAGCAATTTTGTTATCACCGTCTACAATGATAACTCTATCTGTCTTAACTATATCTGCAACGGCTTTGTGCGCAGCATCACTGCCCTTAATGCCGTCAATTCTTTTTGCTTTTGGTTTTAGTGAAAGTAAATGTTGATAGTTTTCCTCAGCATTGGGTTCGTCATAACTTAGAAAAACAACATCATACAAGTTTGGATTTAGTACAAAGGTATTCATAAAATATATTTAATATGAAACAAATTTACCCAAACAAATTAAAAAAGCTAAATAACTAGATTATAATATGCAATATTTTTATAATTTCATTCACACATAAGGAGACACAAATGAAAACAGTAGGTGATAAAATTGAGAAGTTCGCAGTAACAGGCGTCAACCCAGGTAGTGATCAGTTTTTTGATATTACTGACACAAGTTTTGAAGGTAAATGGAAAGTTATCGTTTACTACCCAAAAGATTTCACATTCGTATGTCCAACAGAAATCGTAGCATATGACAAATTAACAAACGATTTTAAAGATCGTGATGCAGTTCTATTGACAGGTTCTACAGACAATGAATTCTGTAAATTAGCATGGCAGAAAGCACACCCTGATTTAGCAAAGATTACTCACGTGCAATTTGCAGATACGCAGCGTGGCGAATCAAGTTTGATCAATCAGCTTGGTATTTTCTTTGCTCCAGCAGGTGCAGCACTTCGTGCTACATTCATCGTTGACCCAGACAATGTTATTCAACATGTTACAGTCAACAATCTAAACGTTGGTCGTAGCCCAGAAGAAACATTGCGTGTATTGGATGCACTACAAACAGGTGAATTGTGTGCATGTAATCGCATAGTTGGTGGCGAGACACTATAATGTTAGAGTGCCTTATCTTAGGAGATAGTATAGCAAAGGGTGTAAGCCAAATACGCACTGAATGTGTGGCTTATGCTCAAAGCGGTATCAACAGCAAAGACTGGAATGATGCATACGTTAAAAAAATCAGACCTGCTAAAGCTACAATTATTAGTTTAGGTAGTAATGATTTTAAACATTTAAACACCGAAATAGAATTAGTAGCATTAAGAAGCTTTGTTAATTCTGATCGTGTGTTTTGGATTGTTCCTGCGATTAAACCAGAGAAACAAGAAATAGTAAAAAAGATTGCTAGGCACTATGGTGATACTTTCGTTATTATTCCTGAACTATCTCCAGATAAGGTACATCCTACGTATAAAGGATATAAACAATTAGGAGCATTAACAAAATGACAGCATGGGTAGACGCATTAAAAGAACAAAGTATCCCTGAATATGCTAAGGATACAAAATTAAACATAGATGCAGTAATCAAGCGTAGCACATTACCAGTTGAAGAAGCAGAGGCAGTGGCACTTGCAGCAGCGTTTGCAACTGGTAATAGCAAATTTTGGACATGGGTTCATAGTCAATTAGCTGACCGTAAAGAGGCTGACGCAGCATTAACAGCAGCAAGTTTGATGGCACAAAACAACATTTGGTATCCATTTGTTGAAATGGCTGATGACGAAAATCTTAAAGGCTTACCAGCACAATTGCGTATGAATGCAATTTCAAGTCATGGTGGCACAACCAAAGCAAGATTTGAGGCATATAGTTTAGCAGCAAGTATTGTAGGCAAGTGCCATTTTTGTGTGAAAGCACATTATGAAACACTTAAAAAAGAAGGATACACGGTAGAACAATTACGTGACATTGGGCGAATAGCAGCAGTTATAACGTCTGTAGCAAGAGTGTTAAGTAACTAATCAGCCCCGAAAGGGGCTTTTTTATAGGATAAATTATGACAGAAACACACAAAAGAACAATAGCGAGAGCAGTAGTATGGAGAATAATAGCAACTTTAGTCACAGCAATATGGGCAGGATGGTCCGGAGCGATAATGGCCAACATTGTTTTAACTATACTACATTATGTACATGAGAGATTATGGTTAAAGATTAAATGGGGTAAATCTGAAGAATAAATATTCTAATGAAGAATATAGGTCAAAAGTTAGGCACATTTGCCATTAACGCAATTAAACCAAACGAGAGTTCTCCCAATGGGAGAAAGATAATTACTGAAAATACATTAGCGGGATTATGGAAAATTATTATTTTTTATCCTGAAGATTTTAATTATGTATTTCCAGAAGAACTTATTTCCTTTAATAAAATTACTACAGAATTAAGTAAGAATGGAGTGACGTTATTAATAGGATCAACCAACCCTGACTTTTCAACTAAAGCTTGGGATTCTATATCAACTAAAATGATACCCTCTATGTGGCTTTTTTCAGACAATAGCCAACCAAAGCTTAGTTTAGCAGAACACATAGGAATTGATGTAACGTCAAATAGGGCACTAAGAACGTTGTGTATAATTGATGATGAAGATACAATACAGTATATGTCAGAAGATAATTTAGACATTGTTAATAGTGTTTCAGAAATGATGTATAAATTGAAACAAGCTTTTGGGTCAATAAAAAGTTGACATTTATTGCATTAAAAAGTATAATATTTTGAATCAGGACTAAATAAAATTACTATGAGAAACTTTACTTGTATACATATAACCAAAAAGCAGCCATCACTAATGGTGTGGATGCCTGTAGGGTTTTATGCCTTAACAAGTGACCGCAATATTATTGAGGATTTGGGGTTTAGGTAAAGTGTAGTTGCATAGTAGGATTATCTAAACCCTGAGAACTCAAAAAGTCTCAGGGTTTTTTGTTATATGGAGAACAACAAATGAATTACAAAAATGATAAGTTTGTCAACGACCATATGTTATCAGATGAACAACTTGACAAATTGATAAGAGAAAAATTTGAAAGATTAAGGTTGC